CAAGGTCGCTGCAATCACGGTCATCACGCAGGAACTCGCCCGATTCTCCGACCCGTCGGCCGAAGCATTGGTCCGCGATTCGCTCGCGGATACCCTGATCGCTAGGATTGATTCTGACTTGTTCGATCCGGACGTTGCGGCAGTTTCGAACGTTTCGCCGGCAGGTCTTCTGAACGGCGTTGCTCCGGTTGCTGGACCGCCGAAAACGGGTGTCGATTCAGATGATATCCGCTGCGCGCTCCTGAATCTCTGGGTGCCGTGGGATTCGACGAATATCGGTGCGCGTCCGGCGTATTACACGACTCCGGCTGTTGCGCGCTTCCTCGCGTTCATGCGCGATGCGCTCGGCAATCCGTCGTTCCCAGGCGTAACGCCGAATGGCGGCACGCTCGACGGTATTCCGCTCCGTGTCTCGCAGTATCTCGCAAACAACGGCGGTTCTGGTGGCGCTCCGTTAATTCTCGTCGACGAGGCGGAAATCTACCTTGCTGACGATGGCAGCGTGACCGTGGACGCTTCGGAGCAGGCGTCGATCGAAATGAACGATGCGCCGACTAGTAATGCTGGGACTCCGACGGCGGCGTCTGTGGTTTCCATGTGGCAGACCAACAGCATTGCCCTTCGCGCCGAGCGGTTCATCTGGTGGGGTCCGCGTCGCAGCGGTGCCATCCAGTGGATTGACGGTTTCCCGTCGGCTTGCGGCTGAATTTGGTAGCGGTTTTCGGAGGGCTCTACGGAGCCCTCCATTTCTTTGGAGCTCCCCATGCTTGTTACCCCAATGAACAAGAAAATCGGCAAATACAAGCCGGGCGATTCTTTCGATTTGAAGGAAAAGATCGCGCGCCTGTTGATTGCTGCCGGGAAGGTAAGGGAAGCCGACACGGATATTTCTCCGCGCACTGGCCGACCGAAGAGAACCTATCGTCGTCGCGACATGGCGGCTGAAAGCTGAAATGCGCCTTTTCGGCCTGACGATTGAGCGAAATCGCAAATCGCTCGCGTCCGTTCCTCAACGCGGTTGGTTTCGCATCATCGGCGAATCATTTGCCGGCGCCTGGCAGAAGAACGTTACCGTCACGCAGGCGGAACTCGTCAGCTATCCGACTCTGTATGCATGCGTGATGCGCATTGCTTCTGATATCGGCAAGCTTCCGTTTTGCCTGAAGCAGGTTGACGATAACGGAATCTGGAAGGAAGTTCCGAATCCGGCCTATTCACCAGTTTTGCGCAAGCCGAATGGGTATCAAACAGCGCAGCAGTTTCGCGAGCAGTGGCAGGTTTCCAAGCTCACGCAAGGCAATACATACGCACTTAAGCGTCGCGACAATCGCGGCGTCGTGATTGAGTTGTATGTTCTTGATCCATGCCGCGTGCAGCCTATGGTGACTGAAACCGGGGCAGTTTATTACCAGCTGCAGACAGATCGTCTGAACACGCTTCCAGAAGGCTATCCATCAGATTATTTGTTGGTCCCAGCTTCTGAAATCATCCATGACCGTTGCATCTGCATCCATCATCCGCTGATTGGCGTGCCGCCATTGTGCGCAGCCTATTGGCCGGCTGTTAAGAATCTCAAGATTTTGCAGAGTAGCGCGCAGTTCTTCCAGAACAGTTCGCAGCCGGGCGGCATTCTGACGGCTCCAGCTGGCATGTCTGATTCGGATGCCAAAACGGTCCAGTCTTATTGGGATAATAATTACAGTGGGGACAATGCGGGAAAGATCGCTGTCATCGGCGCAGATATGAAATTTACATCCTTCGCGATGAAGGGCGCTGATTCGCAGCTTGTCGAGCAGATGCAATATAGCGATCGGCAAATCTGCCAACCGTTCGGTATCCCTCCTTATATCGTCGGAGTTGGTGAGATACCGGCTGGATTAAAAGTCGATGATGTAACCAATACGTATTACTCGCTATCGCTTCAGGCTCATATCGAGGCGATGGAATATCTGCTTGATGAAGGACTAGGACTATCTACAAAGCCAGAACTGGCAATTGAACTTGATCTAGAGCCGCTATTGCGCATGGATCAAACCAAGCAGGCGGAGTTCGAATCCAAACTTGTCGGAGCAAAGATCAAAACTCCGGATGAGGCCCGCGCTAAGTTCAATCTAGCGCCGACCGGTGGCGGCGCTACGCTCTGGGGCCAGCAGCAGGATTATCCGCTTGGAATGCTCGCGGATCGGGCGGAATGGGACCCGAGTATGCAGCGAAATGCGCCGCAGGAGCCGCCTGCGAATAACAACGATGCGGCAGAAGAAGAACTGCGCAGCCTACGCGCCGAAGTTTGGCAGCGACGCGCGCTAGAAGCCACGCGCGAGGCCATACATGCTTGATCCGGTTGAGTTCGGAAAGTCGATGGCTGCGATTGTCAAAGAGGCTAATGCGCCTCTATTGCGACGCATCGAGGAATTGGAGGCGAGACAGCCTGTGCCTGGAAAAAATGGGGACCCCGGCAAGGACGGAACTAGCGTCACACTCGATGATGTGTCACCACTTATCGAAGAAGCTGTGCGCAAGGCAGTTGATGCTATTCCGAAGCCGAAGAACGGCGAGCCTGGGAAGGATGGTAAAGACGCCGACCCAATAGACATTGGTGATGTCGTGAGCGAGCTTCTGGCTAGTGAGGAATGTCGCACATTGGCTAGGTTGAGCGCCGCAGAGGCTGTAGCCGAATATATGCGCGAGCATCCCGTGAAGAACGGAGAACCAGGTAAGGACGGAGAAGATGGCAAGGACGTGACCGATGAGCAAGTCGCCAAAGCCGTTGCTGCGCATCTAAAAGAGAATCCGCCGCAAAAGGGAGAGGATGGGGCCGATGGTGTTGGCATTGCCGGAGCGATTATCGACCGCGACGGATGCCTGATTCTGACAACCACGAAGGCCGTTACAGTGAACCTTGGTCGCGTCGTCGGTAAAGATGGCGACAAGGGCAAGGATGGTGCCGACTTTTCTGATTGCACCATTGATTATGATGGTGAGCGAACCATCACGATTCGCGGGCGTGGTGGGGATATTGTCAAGCGTCTCCCGATCCCGATGGATAAGGGTTATTGGCGCCAAGGGATGTCTGCCGAGAAAGCTGACATCGTGACGCATGCCGGCAATGCATGGATTGCGCTGCGTGATAACTCGTCAAAACCATGTCTTGAGAATAAGGAAGACTGGCGCTTATTCGCTCGCAAAGGGCGTGATGGAATGGATCGCTCCGCCCGTGATCTTGATCCGCCAGTACCGGTAAAGCTCAATGCCGGCTCTTGAGCTTATCTCGCAAGCCGAGGCGATTGCCCAGCTTAGATTGGATGAAGGCGATAGCAACGGCGTTCCCGATTCCGCGTGGCTGACAGTTTGGATTCCGGCAGTCAGCGAGGCGGTACGTAGCTGGCTTAAGGAAGATGCTCGACTTTATGTGCCATTGCGAGATACCGATGGAAACGTCGTCATCGACAGTTCCGGCGAGCCTGTGCCGGAGGAAGACAGTTCTGGGTCTGTCGTGAATCCGCTTGTGAAGGCGGCGGTGCTTATCGAATTGGCATCGCAATATCGTTACCGTGAAGGCGAAGGCGAGAACGCGGTTCCCCAGGATAACGGTCAATATGGCTATATCCTGAGCGCGGCCGCCACTGGATTATTGCGCGGGCTTCGTAAGCCAACGGTAGTCTAATGTCCAATGTTGCAGCCGGAACGCTACGCCAGCGCATCCGAATCGAGCAAAAGGTCACGGCGCAGAACACCTACGGCGAGACGGTTACGGAATGGGTGCCGGTTGGTACGTTCTGGGCAAATGTTAGGCCGTCGAGCTCGCGCGAATTGCTACTTGCTGCGCAGGTGCAATCGCAGATAGATACGATGATCGTCATGCGTTACAACGCCGTCGTGAAAGCGAGCATGCGCGCTGTGTTGGTGCGGAATGGAGAAGATGCTACGGTCTATGATCTGTCGGCGCCGATTCGCGATCCTGAGACTGGATTGGAATGGATGACGATTCCGGCGAAGAGTGGCATTTCGGCAGGCTGATGCGTGCGGCGTGCCTATCTGAATCTCAGATACACCGTTCCGGAGCGCCGCGCCGTTTTCACTGCTGGACTCAAGAAGCTCGGGTATGACGTTGTCCATGGCCTGACGCGAGATCCGCGCGAAGGCGACATCCTCGTAACATGGAACCGGATTCACGAAGGCGATACCGCTGCGCGTTCGTTTGAGGAGCGCGGCAATCGCGTACTAGTCGCCGAGAATTCCAGCTGGGGTAACGAG